ACATGGATTCATATCGCATATTCTGCGGATTCAATAAAAGCAACGAAATAAACTAAAATCCCCATAGAATAAGGCTTTCAGAGGTTATATGTTTGTGAAAAATCAAACTGTATTTTGATTAAAAACAGGCGTTTTTGAAGCAAGTGAAGCAAAATTGAAGCAAAAGGCCTTGGAAATTGGTTTACATAATCATAATTTTGCTTCTGTTTCTACCTATTTAATAAAAGAGGCAGCGGTTCGCTGCCTCTATTGTAGATCAACCGCTTTCCTTCTGCCATCAGGTTGCTATCGCCTGTATCTTTGCCGCATATGTTGACCACGCTGTCTTATAGGCATCGACTGCTTCAGCGGGCACGTTGATGGCGCTTACTTGCGACACATTGCCAAGCGGAACCGACCCGCTAAGCGTTGGCGGCGTTGTGGCATAAATAGTAAATACCACAGACGACGCACCAGTATTAAATGCGTTGTCCCCTATGCTGGTGAGTGAGCTTGGCAAAACAATCTCGTCAAGTTTTGATAGGTTATAGAATGACTTTGTCCCTATTGTGGTTGTTCCTTCTGGAAGCGTAACTTTTTCAATATTTTTCATACCATTATCGTAGCCCACTTGAAATGCATAATTGCTGATTTCTGTAATGCCATCGAAATCCGACTCTGTTAATTCTGTAAGTGTCATGGTTGCAATCTGGCTAATTTTACTGTTCGTTGAGACAGAAACCACGGCGCTTGCTTTATCGGAAACGTCATAAGTGCCGTTATCAGTTATCTCCAGAGTGCCGGAAGGAACGTCTATATCGACCGTTGCTGTGGCTTTGTCTTTAACGTCATAGACTCCGCTCTCAGTGATGTCAAGATTGCCCGTAGGTACGATGGGAACGCCCGGGTCTGTGTCGGTCGGCTCGACGACGCCGCCAAGGCTGAAACCGTTGTCGATGACTTCCTTCACGGCAGGCGGCACATACAGTCCTTCCACGCCTCTCGGAATGACATACTCATTGCCGTTTACGGCAACATGCAGAGGCTCGGTGTATCTTCCGGCCTCGTAATGCAGGGGCGGAATCTGTACCCATCCGTCACCCTGCTGTACAGTGGTTATCTTAATCATCATTAGCTCCTTTCTCACATGGGGTCAACAGAGACAATCTCGCCGTTACTGTCTGTCTGGATAATAGCCGCTCCTTCTACCATGTATCCGTCATCGTAGAAAGCGTAATAGTCTCCGTTGATCTGAGCCACGCAGTTACTGTAGTAATCATCTGCTCCCGGCCCTGTCTGATACCACCACTTGCCAGAGACCATGTTCCTGTTCCATCCAAGCGGATAGACAGGTGCGTCATAGTCTACAGACTTATCATAGAGGACCTTTGCCCACCTGGATGCATCATAGATATCAAAGCGGTAGTCGTAGTCAATGCTCTTTAACTCATGCACTCTACCGCCTTCATAGATGCCCACATGGCCCCGGCGCCACAGAATCATACCGTCTTTCGGGGAATCCATCCATACAGGATACTTTGCTTCGATAGCATAGGATGAAATCATGGCGGTGTCATATGCATAACACACAAGCCCGGAGCAGTCGCCGACACGGGTCTTCCCGTCGATATCCTGTATGGCCTTGTTATAGTATTTTGACGTCCACACGGTGGGGTTCTCTTCCATCAGCCTGTTGGCAAGTGCTACCGTTGCCAATTCAATTTTTGCTCCCCACCAATACTTGACATCATGCAGGGATGCCGCTCTCTGGCATATCTCTTTCCCAGTCATTTTGTTCTCACCTCAGGAAGCCCTGCAAGGCTCGTGAGCATAGACAGGATACCTGCCAGGACAGATGCAGATACCACGATGGGCCAGTTCACTTCTGACAGAGTGGTGGCCGTCGTGCCGATGGTGGCAAGGGCGGTCTGGCAAAAAGTCCTGAGCGCCCTGATGCCTGCGGCCTTGACCCATTCTTTATTCAATGTCATCGTTTCTCCTTTCCGGCTCTTCCGGCATAGCCATCAATGTTTTATACAGTTTCGTAGCAACATCGTTTCCCTCAAGGCCGTGATAAGCCTGATAAGCACGTGAGAGAGACTCCTTTGCGTATATCGGGCAATAGCCCGTCTCGCTGTAGCGGTTATAGGCGTTCACGATGGACTCCCTCAGAAGCGCCTGCACACCGGTCGAGATGGCCTCATTTTTAGCCTGCTCCTCCTTGAGGCGTCTGGATATGTCCCGGCAGAACGCCGCAAGGGCGGTCGTAGCAAGGGCGAAGAGCCACTGGACCCAATGCGCCGCAATGAAATCCAGTAATGCGGTCATCTTACTCTCCCTTCTCGATGGTCTGGTAATTGTCAGCAAGCATCCTCGAATAAGCGGCGGCGTGGGCATCCTGCCTTGCCTGGTTCTCCAGGACCTCGGCTACCTCGGCGGGGACTTCTACGTCTTCTCCCCTCTTTATCAGATAGGACTTGCCGTTGATTCCAACAAAGACGGGGTCCTTGTACTTGTCGCCGTCATAGAAAAGACGGATGACCTTCTTCTCACCATTAGATGCTGTCTGTTTCTTTGCCATAGTTATCTCCTTTCAAAAGAAAGAGGGGCCGTAATGGCCCCTCCCGTTTGTAACACTTAGACCGTGGAGCCAGTCTCGATACGGACCATGTACTCTTCTACCAGTCTCTCAGCAGTCTTGGTTGCCTTCCAACCAATGGTACTGTACTGATTCAGAGGACCGCCTGCCTGCTCCTTCGGCTTGATGATGGTCTCAAGGCCGCCGCCGCTGATTGCGGTACGGCCGTAAGCATTGTCACCAAAGATAAGGGTGCTGTAGACGTCTGCTCCGCCTGCGCCTGCCTCGCCGGGATAGACCACAGTGTTGTCAGAGATTGCCGCAAACTTCTCGCCGGTCTTAAGGGTCACGGTAGCGGTGCCACTCGAAGCGGTGTTAGATGCCACGGTGTAGGTCTTGCCGTCGATGAGGAGCTTTCTTCCTGCCAGTTCATCTGCCGCAAAGGTGCCGCCGTCAAGCACTGCAGTCGTTGCGTTTGCTGACACAGCGCCGTTGATTGCCAGGTTTCTGGAATCAGACGTAAGGTCATCTGCAGTGAACACCTTCGCCTCGGTCGATTCGACGAAACGGACGCCTGCGATACGGCCTATCTCGTTGTTGTACATGTGCTCGGGGCTCGTGTACTTCTGCCAGTCTTCCCACTTGCTGTCCGACATAAGGTCGAAGGAAATGTTCGGATGGATGATGCCGATGTAAGAGCCGTTCAGCATGGGTGCATTCTGGCCCTTAAGGGTACGGACAGCCATACGAACAGCTTTAACGGTCAGCAGGTTACTGGAGCTAAGAAGCGCTCTGGAAGTGACGAGTCCGCCTTCTGCGTACTGCACATTGGTGCCGCCGTTCAGCACTTCTCTGACGACAGTATCAAGGGTACGGCCAGCCTGCTCTGCGATAAGCTGAGTGGCCTCGGTGATGACGGGGTCGATGGCAGTCAGGTCGAGCATGTCGGTCACCTTCACATAGCCGCCGTACTGCGATACGGTAGCGGTGATGGCGGACACGTTCAGTGCCTGTCCATCCGGGGTAACGCCCTCGGTGAGGGGGGTCAGCGCCTTGGGGAGCTTACTGAATTTTCTAAATTCAATGGTCTTGCCGTTTCCTCTGGGGATGGGCTTCTCCTGTCCAAAGCGGTCGTGTACCAGATAAGGCTCAGCCAGACGGATGAGGTTCTTATCATAGAAGGTCTTCATCTCCGGGCTAAGGTCATTGCCCGCAGAGTTGGACGTGGTGGCATTCATCACGTCCACGAAGCGCTGAATGTTCAGCTTGTAGATATTTCTATTTCTGTTCATCTCTTCTCCTTTCAAGAGAAGCGGATCCTTTCTCCTTGTGAGGCTCTCCTCACTAAATCCGCCATCTCAGCATCTGATAGCTTTGAGACGTCGGTTTCAGCTTTGCTCGATGCCTGTGTGGATAGTCCACCCTCGGCGGGTCTCAGCCCTCTCTGGGAGAT